CATAGCAGTTGAAGAGTTAATTACAGCATTTAAAGCAGTTGAAGAGTTAATTACAGCATTCATAGCAGTTGCAGAGTTAGCTACAGCATTCATAGCAGTTGCAGAGTTAGCTATAGCATTCATAGCAGTTGCAGAGTTAGCTACAGCGTTCATGCCAGCATAGTCAGCTGGGTTAAGACCTGCTAAACGAGCTATATATTTTGCAATTACAACAGCCGGCATTGTTTGTTCTAATGTTGTAATAAATTGCAATGTATCAGTTTGTATTGCTTGTGCTATATCGTTAATTGCAGATGTTTTTATAATTTCCTGCATAGCAATATAAGAATTAGCGATTTTTTCCATAGCTTTTTGTGAACTTGTTATAACCACAATTGCAAGCGAAGAATTAGCTATAAGTTGCATTGCAACCTGTGAATTAACAATAAAATCAAAAAAATCTGAATTAACTAAATTTTGTAACATCGTTTGCGAGTTTAATATCTTTTGCATTGCCTTTATTGAATTTGCAAAAGCTTCAACAGCTATACTACTGTTAGCAGTTATTTGCATCGCAATATTACTGCTTAGAAGCGCATTCATAGCTGTTTCAGAGTTTGCAATTGCATACATAGCTAATTTACAATTTGCAATGATTTGTGTAGCTTCAGTACTGTTAAAGATATCTGCTAAAGTTACATAGTTTTTATATCCAGCAAACGCTGAACCTATCAAGTGATACAAATATTTACCTGTCGCTGCATGAGCATCTGCTAAAGCAAAATAGTCTATGTCAGTTTTTCCTACAACGTCACTTGTTAAAAAAAAGCCAAGGTCATATGTTCCAGCCAACGGTATTAAATCTCCAACATTCGGCATTTATTCCACCACCTTTAAATATAGTTGTCCATTTACCACAACAAGCGTGTACTTGTGTCCCTGAAACTCTGGATCAGTACCTATATCTGCGTACGTGTGCGGCGCTGGATCGGTGATGTGCTGTGTAATTGTATCAGTGTTGTTTTTAAGCTGCATATCTATTATATCTGCATTGTAGTTTAAATCGTCAATATTCACTGTATCAGTACCCTCTGGCTTCTTTAGTCCATAATTTGTTGTATATTTCAAATTCACCACCTCCCTAAACCAATCTCACTTGCTTCCAAGTATAAGTTGTTAAATCATTCCAAACCTTACTTGTTAAGAAATTCCAAACATTGTAAGTATATTGATATTCATAGTTAAGATGAGCAGGTTTTATTTCTTCAATCGTCTTTGTTAAGTCTACCACATTTGGCGGTATTCCTTTTACGCCAACAAACTTAACTACAAATTTGTATTCGCTTGGATACTCGATAACTTCTACCTCTCCATTTGCAAAAGCTGAGGCGACGTTTTTAATAAACTCTTTCGTAACCGTGCCATATCCTCTTAACTTTGCTTTTATCCTCTCTCGTCTAAATTGTTCGGACTTCGTTTTGTCAACTTGTAGTCCTAAAAATTGTTCCCACAAATCCAATCCCCATGTTGCTGTATCAACAAAACATTGATTTAGAATATCATTCATAGCATTTTCAACGTTTGTTAATTCTTCATTTTGTGCACTATACAATGTCTGAAAAATCCTGCTTTGCAACAAAAACTCAGGTACATACATTTTTATATCACTCATTCAATACCACCTCACCAAGCACCGCTACCTGCTCATCTCCAACACTTATATTCGCCGTTCCATTGTTTACAAGCAAATTGCTATAATCCAGCACACCTTCGCTATCTAATATCAAGCTTCCTATCTGTGCATAACTTACATAACTTTGCTTAAACGCTATTGATTTTAGATATTCTGTGATTTTATTTCTTACATTAGTTGTTACTTGCTCTAAAGTATAATTCGTATCTCTTACAATAGTTACTGAAATATCTATGTTTAAAGCTTGTGCACTTTGCACTGTAACACTTGCCCCGATTGGTCTGTTCTCTTCAATGTGAGTAATAACAGCATTTACAATGTCGGTGCTGGCCGGTTGTTTGTTTGAATCAATAATTACCACCTTAACCGTCCCCGGTCCGTTCCAAAGCGGAAATACTTTCACATCTCCGACCCCTGCAACCTCAAGAGCCCAGAGTTTATAGTGATTAGCATTGCCAGACGTCGCAGGCGTCTGGACTTTAACAAGTAATCTATTTAACAAGCTTGAATCATCTTCTTCGTTTGTTCCACCTGTTGTTGGAGCTTCATTCGTAACTGACACAACACCAACTATTTGCACTGGTAACTCTGTTATAGCTCCAGCTGGTACATTGTATTGTGAGCCTTCCTCAACCGCTTCTATGTCTGCTATTGCCTGTCCGCTCGAAATAGTTGCCTCTGCTAATGTCTGATATTGCAAACCACTTTCCGTTTGCACAATAGTCCCAGCAGGAATTATTGTTCCGTCGCTCCCAATAAACTTTACTTGTCCTGTCGCCTTTGTTCCTGCTTTTCTATATATCCCAAACTCAGCACAACGCTTTTCTAACCATTCTCCATAGCTTGTCTGTGCAAAAACTATTTTAAGTATATTGTCAAGTTCTACATAAGCCTGTGCAAGTTCCAGTGCGGCTGGTGCTAAAGCGTCATAAATAAAAGAACCTTCCGATTTATCTATATCGGAAGGTACTTTGCTTAAAAGTCTTTGCATTATTGCTTCAAAAGTTTGTTTTTCATACATTTATTTGTTCCTCCCCATGTGGAGTTACAATCGTAAAGCTAATATTTAGCTCATCTTCTGCAAATTCTGTTTCAAAGTCCTTAATCTCTGTTATCCAGCCTTTGTCAAATAAATCCTTTAGTGCTTCTTCCACCAATCTTTTTGCTTCCGCCTCTGTAAGCTCTTTTGAATAGCCCTGTCCTATTAAGTCTTCAAGTTCATGACCATAATCCCAAGAATAAACAGGATATCTATAACGCTGTGTCATAAGCGCTTTGTATACTTTAATCTTTATCGCTTCTAAACCTTCAACAATCTGCACTTTGCCGTTTACAAGCTTAAAGTTGTTAGCCGTAAAATCCCAAGCATATTCCCTTGGCATTTCTGTTGTTGTATTAGTAATTTCTGCCATTGTGGTTTCATCAACAAAAGGAAAAATGCTCTCCATTAAGGCTTCACCACCTTGCACAGCACTATGTATGTCTGCTTATCTGCTGTTGCTAATAATGCTACTAAATCGCCTTGTTTCAAAGTATCTACCCATTTAATATAGTTTGATATGCTCCAACTTATCTTATCGCTTGATGTCTGATATTCTCGAGTGTAATCTGCAAGCAAATAATCTGCAATTAACACATCATCTTTGTCTAATTGCAAATCTCCAACTCTAATTTTCAAATTAGGTGGTGGACTAATGATTTCTCCAATCTGTATTGCTGGTGGATTATAATAACTGCCTTGTTCCCTCATTATTTTTATAAATCTTGAGTATGGGCTCTTCATTCTTACTCACTCTTTTCGTCCATGATATTTTGGAAATTCAAAGTCAATTCCATCATGTGTTGCCCATTTTCGAAAGTATGTGTATCGCTGTCAATGTAGAATATCCCCGTCAAGCCTGTTGCTTTATCTTTTACTTTCACTGCCATTCCAGTTATACAATCCACATTACCCAACGCTCTAATATTCAATGTTTTTTCTATTCCTTTCAGCATATTCTTAGCTACTGTGTATGCATTTTTGTCTTTCTCTTTCGTGTAGACATCTTGCAAAATGCCATATGCCTTGATCCATTCGCTGTTTTCTACCTTGCCGATATACTTTCCGTTCTCATCGTAGATTTTTACTCTGTTTACCATGTTTTCTAAACTTTCGCTGTATGTTACATTAGAAATACTTTCTGATGATGACAAAACATAGCTAACAACTGTTTTCCCTTTCTCAATGATATTTAGCTTTCCTTCTTTGAAGAGTGGCATGTATTTTTTGCCTGTGTGCTTTGATTCGTTAGTGTATGTTTTCATGATGATGTCATACAACGTCTCACCTTCTACAATAAGCTTTTGTCTCAAACTTGCACTTGCCAAGCTACCAACTTGAATGCCAAAGTCTCGTGCAATCTTCTTAACAATATCACTTGCTGTAACATTTTTGAAATTATATGTTGCCTTGTTTTTAAGCAAATAAATAAGCCCATCGTAAGCTGTAATTCTCACTGTATCGTTTTCCGTGTCTACCTCTTTGTAAAATACATAGCCTCGAAAAATTTCTTTATCGTCAACTAAGACTTTTATTTGATTGCCCAGCGCAATATTAACTTTTTGAATATTGTCGCCTTGTGCATAGCTAAACTCAACCTTTCTTGCTGCCTGCCCAATATCCCCGCTCCATGTCAAACTTGATACCAACTGCGATATATCTTTTGCACCAACAAAAACCTGTAGCATCTATATCACCAGCTTCATGCCCGGATAAATCTTCCTGGGATCTTTGATATTGTTCTTCTTTGCGATGATTGTCCAATTCTCACCTTTACCTGTTAGCTTTTTAGCAATTAGCCACAAGCTATCGCCTTTTTTAACCACATATGTTTTTGGTGGCTCTTTTACATTACTGCGTTTAGTTGTTATGCTGTATTCTTTCTGTTTTTGCGTTTGCAAAACTGGTGTTCTGTATTCTTTCAACTCAATAGTGTAATACACATCTCCGCTTCCGTCTTTTTCTCCATAATTGAAATTCTCTATTGAGCAAAGCATATTGATATTTGTTTGCGTGATTACAAGTCTGACAGGTTTCTTTAAACCTTGCCATTTCTTAATGGTATTCACATAAGTGTATGGATTCTGTATCTGAGAAGTAACAAAACTGTACTTTTGTGCTGGGAAAAAACTTGACAGTGTGATTGTTGCTAAATTCTTATTGCCAATAAGATTGATTTCACCTAAATCGTGTATATCAACAACCGTATTTTTATTCCCTTGGCTAATCTCAAACTCAGCAGGAGGCACGGGTAAAAGTATTTTCTCTTTGCCATCGTTACTTATCAACCAAAATTCCATCATACCGCACCTCCATAGTTAAGAGCTTCCTTTTCTAACATGCTTACAAACATCTCTGCAAACTTCTTTAAGTCTGCTTCGCTTCTTACTTCCATTTTTTCAACGTTGATTGTTACGTTGATTGATTTTTTACTGCTCAACAACTTTTCTGTCTTTTTATTATCAACAACCTTGGAACCTCTCGGCAAATAAACGAGTTCTGGTCCTCTTTCTCCTACTATTGCAGGACCACCTGAAAAATATTCAGTTCCTTTTGCTAACATTGGTATCTTAGGAATGTTGAAGCCAAATTCCTTGCCACCAAACCCCGGAACCCATGAAGGAACTTTGAAATGTATCTTGTTTAAACTACCTATCAAAAAGTTAATGCCTTTGATAATGAGATTGATAAACCCTTTAAAACTCCCAACAATGCTACTCCAAATAGATGTAGTTTGTTTTTTAATGCCGTTCCAGAGATTTACAAAAAACTTGGATATCGGTTGCCAATGTTTGATAATCAAGAGAGGAATCCCTATCACCGGTGCTACAATAGCTAAAATATATGGTCCTATTCTTTTCAAAACATTTAAAAAGCTAAAGAATGCCTGCTTAATACCATTCCATAAATTTATAAAGAATGTTTTTATTGGTTTCCAGTATTTGATAATTAGAAACGCTGCAACTGCTATTGCAACAATAATAAGGAATATAGTATTGGCTGGTGTAAATATAGCTCCTAAAATACTGCCTGTTGTCTTTACAGCTTTTGCAAAGTTTGAATATGCTAATATAATTTTCCCTATTCCTGTATAAACAGTTCCCAATACTTTAATGACAGGACCCATTGTCGCTGCAATCAGCATAAAATGCACTAAAGATTGTTTCTGCGCAGGTGTAAGTTTATTAAACCACGAAATAAGATTTTTAATTTCTTGCGCAATCTGAGCCACAGTTGGTGCTAAAATATCACCTAATTGCATTGCTGAATTACGCAAACTGTTTAGAGCTTTTCTTAATTGTTCGCCCGGAGTTTGAAGTTGTCTTAATGCTTTATCAACAACATCAGTTTGTGTTTTCATCTGTCGCATAGAAGTATTGTACATCTTTACTCCTTGCTCAGAAGTAAGCGCCAAAACAGCGTTTAGAGCTTCTACACTACCAAACATTGTCGCATAAGCTTCTATTTGTCCTCTGCTTGCGTCTTCTAATGCTTTGACCTGTGCAGATACGTTTTTATACTCTGCTTTTAACTTTTGTAATTCTTCCTTATGTCCCTTGCTATGTTTTTGTAATGTCTCAATTTGTGCTTTTAACTTAGCTTGTTTATCAATCGCTTGAGTATACTGTGGCATTGCTTGCTCTAATTTTTTTCTGACATCCAATAAGAAATTAAGCCAACCCTTGCTCTTTATAGCCGACGCTGAAAATTGTATGCCCAATGCCTCAGCGGTCTTTTTTGCTTGGTCACTTGGGTTAATTACATTTTGAATAGCTTGTTTTAAGCCCGTTACAGCTTCCGATGTTTTTAAACCCTGTGCAGTCAATACTGCTAAATTTGTAAATAACTCTTCAGTTTTTAGTCCTGCCGAACTTGCAATAGGTGCTACCAAACCAATGCTCCTTGCCATTTCATCTATCGTAGTTTTTCCAAGATTTTGGGCAATCATCATTTGGTTGCTTATTTTTGCTGCTTCTTTAGCCGACAAACCGTAAGAGTTAAGCACACTTGTTAAACCATCCACTACTGTTACCATATCTGAAAAACCTGCTTTTGCAGCCTTAACTGCTGCTTCTAAAAACTTTATGCTGTCTGCTGTGTTTACTCCTGCACTAATTGCCTGATATTCTGCTTCTGCTAAATCTGTTACACTAACACCCGTTGCATTTGATAATTGAATAATTTGTTCTTTTAATTTCTGCAAAGGAACGGCTGTCGTATCAGCTATTGTTCCAACTTTAGCAATAGCATCTGAATAATCCAAACTTAATTTAGTAGCCACCGTCAATGCTCCAACAACAGGTAGTGTTATAGCTTTAGACATCGTTTCTCCAAAATTTTGTATCGTTTCACCTTGTTTTACTATTTCTCTTCCCAACCTCTGAGCTTGTTTCTGAAACTTGGTTATGCTGTTATTTACTTGTTCCATTTTTGCTGTAAAATTATCTCGTAATTGTATGATTGCATCTATTACTTTTGCCACTATACTTCACCACCACTAAAAAAATATCCACCTTAACAAAACTGTTAAGGTGGACAAGACTTGTTACTCTTTTTTATCAAGTTTTTCTTTTATCTCATTTAACAACTTAATAATCAACCAATTTTGTTCAACCAAAGCGCCTAAATAACTTAACTTTGCTACGTCTTCTGCTTTGCCGCTCAAAATCGTTCCGAATTCAATCAAACCATTTCCCATTAAACCAAGCAAAATTTTTTCAACCTTCTCTTTGTCTTCTTGTGACAAATTCTGAAGTCCATATTGTGCCATTTTCATGTTCAATTTTTCCAATTTCTGAGCTTCTTTCTCTTCTTTGCCTTTAAACAAACCCACAAAAACTCCTCCTATTTGAAAATTTATACTTTCAATTTATACTATGTGTTTTAGTATTGCAATACTAAAAATTGTTGAACAATTTCATTAAATCTTCTTTTTCTTTCTCTCTTTCTTCAAGCTCCTTCATCAAGAAAGCTTTAATAATCAGTTTCTCTCCCATTGGTTTCCAATAATAATCCGACGGCAAGATGCCCTTGTGCTTAAACAAGAGATACATAACCTGCACCTCGCCGTCGGATTCTATTAGTTTTTTATGTCTTCAACCTCTACCTCATAGCCTGAAAGCTTTGTTATTTCGTTATACAAGTCAGTAATTTCACCTGCAAGCATTAACTTCTTAACAAGCTCTTCAGGAGTTGTACAGTTAAAGTGTTCAAGTAGCCTCTTGTCCTTTAGGTTAGGGTCAACAACACCTTCGATAATAGTAAGAACCTGTAATTTATACATGTCTATGTCCTTTACATTCCCCTTGTTGCTTATATCAATTGCTAAGCGCTGTATATCTGCATATCTCTCACCATCAATAGCCCGAATTCTAAAAACTACTCTTTCTCCTAAAAGCTCGCTTAGTCTTTTCATCTCTATTTCTTTTTCAGGCATCTTTATTTTTGCAGCGTCAAGTTGCAAAAGTTTGTCAACCAGAGACATTTATTAACACCTCTCAATTACACATTTATTGTGTCAAGCAAATCCCAATCGCTAAAGGTAAATGGTATCTCTTCTTCAAGGTTTTTTCTCACTTCCCAATCAGCTAATGTTAACTCGTCAAATGTAGCATCTTTGATAACTATTCTTTCAGCACCCAGTGCGTCTGGGTCTGCTAACTTTGAAATAATAGTACATACAGTTTGCTTACCTTTCTTCATGTTGTCATTAAGCAGCTTTAAAAACCTTGAAGTTACTTTGTTAAGCCTGATTGTCCCTTTTCCTTCATATCCTACTACTTTTTGTCCTTTTGCCATTCTTCTAACCATTGAGACCTCCGACTTTTCGAGGGTTACTTTTGCTTGAAAAGCTTTAACTTCTGCAACATATTCGCCGTTAATCCAAATTTCTCCCCAAGTTCCGTTTATAACTTGTTCGGGTTTATATCCTTGTAAAGCCATTCTTTACCACCTCACTATATGTTGATGTTCAAGGTAATGTCTTCAATAGCGTCAAGTATCTTTATGTTAGCTTTCAAGAATACCTTGTCTCTTGTATTTGCTTCTTTTATCTCTTGTTCTTTCATGTTGTCTACATCAACACCAATTGACCTGAGATAAACAATCTGAGCATCTAAGTCTATTTCAACTTTGTTCTTACCTTTGTCTAATATGCCGTCAAGTTCCAGCTGGTCAAAGTATGCTTGAATAGCCGAAATAAGCAAGCACTTATTATCATAGCTGTTTGCATATTTACCGATATAATAGTCTTCAGCAGTTTTCTTAATGTCGTCATAAATCATATCCATTGCGTCGACAATTTTAATTTTCTTAAAGCTTTCACCTTTGTCCTGTGTAGTCGTTACCAAGCTATTTACTGCCCTTGCTATTTTTACCTTTTCACCATCGTTGTAAAGAATCAATTTACCTTGATTAATAGCTGTGTCCATCTCATCTTTAGTCAGTTTGTCGCAATCGATAACTTCAGGCAATGGTGCAAATGTAGCTGAAATTGTCAAAGGTGTTCCTGCCAACATCCCTGCAATTCTACTGCAATATTCTGCTGTTGTGTATGTCTTATCAGCAGTTACAATCTGCTGTGTTGCAAAATTGATAATTCCTTCATGGTCTGCTGCTGTGTTTGGTAATACTGCTTTAACTTTCTTGTTCTTTGTATCTCTTAAGTTCTTAATCCAAGTCGCAAAGGTTGTGGTTTCACTCGCCTGTATGCCCGGCACTGCAACATAGTCCCATTTAACAGTTTCAAGATAGTTCTGCGCCTCTGTGTAATCTGTTGCTGTATCAGGAAGTACATAAACTATAACTTTCCTTGGCGGTCTAATATATCCCATCAAAGCCAATTGAATCTGTTCTTTATTTTCTGCAGACAATGTTGTTGGAATATCACTAACAGTCGTAACTACAAAAGGATTAGTAGAAGGCACATTTGCGTCTTTGAGAATTAACGCTACAATTCCTCTTTCGCCTCTCTGAATTGCTGTCGCAGCAACTTCTTTAAAAATAATGTTAATTGCTGGCAAACCCATTATTGTTCAACCTCCTCATTTATCAGAATTTCACCTATAAGCTCATAATCTTGAGCAACTTTCGGCAATTCGTCATAGTAATCTAAGTCAAAAAGAAATTGATAAATTTGTTTTTCTTCCTCTGCCACTTCAACCCTTAAATCTTCACAGATAAGTTTCCTATCCAAAACAGACAGAGGTTGCAAAAATAACTCTCTTAGAGTCTGCATAGTTCGCAGATTGTCCTGTTCTGATTTTTGACTTTGAAAGTAATTTATCTCTACCGTTACTTTGTTGTGTGTAGTATTGGCATTTGCTATTTCGCTCATGATTGGTAGGATGCGAACAAAAAAACAAGGCTTTGAAAAACCTTCTGTAACATCATTTACATAAATTGGGTAACTGAATCTTGTTTTTATTCTCTCTGCCACTGCTTTTTTGATATCCCAGTAAGTGAGCATTTATCTCAGCTCCTTGAATATGTCCTCAAGCCATCGATTTATTTCCTCTGGAATTTTTTCTTCGTATTCTTCTACTGTTTTTTCTACCATGCGGAAACCCGGTATCCATCTATCGCCATGTTTGGTCTTTTGAAAATGTCCACGTTCTATGAGATGAAAGTGTGGAGCTGTACTTCTAAATTCGATATACATTGTCCGTCCTATCTGTTTCACTTGGCTTAATTTATAGCTCTTCTTCAATCTGCCTGTCTTCTCTGGAGTTTTCTTTTTGACATCCTTTCTGAACTCACGTGCTATGCTTATAAGCTTTTCTTCCGCTTTGTCTGGATACTTTTTCAATGCTATTTTTAATCTTTCAGAAAATTCTTCCAATCCCTTTATCTCAAACTTCATTCTGAGTAAGCTCCCTTGCCTTTATCTCAATAAATTCGTTTCGATACTTGATGTTGTCTACCGAAAGAATGTTGTAAACCTTGCCTCTGAATATTATCCGCATCGTCTGGTCTACGTCTGGTCTATATCGTATCGTAAACTTAACTGTATTCTCTGCTTGTATTGCTGCAGCTTCCCAGTATTCTCTGCCATGCAAATTTTCCACTGCTGCCCATACTGTTGCGACATCATCCCAATCTGGTTTAGTAAAACCCTCGTTGTCTGTTATGTCAATCTTCTTTTGCAGTGTTATTCTATATCTTAATTCGCCTGCATTTCTTATCATACAGTATCACCACTTAACGAAAGCTGAGTTAATATCATTGTTACAATATCTCTTGTTTTATCGCCCACTCTATCAGTTGTTAGTGCTCTGTTGTCATACAAATCTGCTATTATCAATAAACAAGCAACCTTAGCAAGCTGATTTGTTGAATCAAACACCTTACCTGTTGTATCTGTTAAAAACTGTTCTGCAGCTCCAATTAGCATTTGAATATAATCATCGTCATCATTTATGTCCACTCTCAAATGCTTCTTAGCTTCTTCAAGAGTAACAATCATGACATTTCTCACCGCCTTAATTTACAAAAAGGGACAGAGCTCAATACAGCCCTGCCCCTATCTATCATTTATTCATTTATCACTACACAGCAGACTTATAAATTTTTACAAAAGCTTCTGCTAATGCAGGTTTGCCATCTGCAACCATTAAACCTCTGTAGGTTACCTTACCACTCTTGAATGCTGCTTCTCTTGATACGTCAATTGTCGGTGCTTTTGAAATATTCATGTAGTAATACTGCATATCACCAAGAATAATTGTGTCATCTGGTACATAGTCATCCATAATAACAGGATAACCCAAAATTGTCATTGCCGGCTTATCCTGAGCATTGTAAATGAAAATTGGTGAACCGACGTTGTCTTTAATTTTTCTGATTCCACCAAAGAGTGTTTTCCTGTTCATAACAAATACTGCGTTCTGGTGATACATAGTAGGTAAGAGTGCCATTGCATCCATCAATACGTCATATGTGATAGTTCCGCTGTAAGCAAGTGAATTTGTAGTATCCCATGTAATACCAGCAAGGATACCCGTTGGTTGTCCGTTACCATCTCCATTGACAATTGCATTCTCAATAGCTATTCCCATCTGTCTACCTAATTCTTTTGTAATATACTCTTCAAATGCATCAATAGTCATTGCTTCAGCTGCTGCTGAAAGTTCTACAAGTTTGATTAATTCAAACCCAGTCAGTGTAAGAGTAACAACTGTATCATCCGCAGGTGTACCATCTACTCCTTCAGCTTTCCAAGTTGCTGCATTCTTTGCGTCAGCAACAATAATTCTCGTATTACCAGGAATGTAAGTTACATTTATCTTATCAAATAATGCTGATGTTTGTCTGAGCTTATCTATAATCTTATTAAATGTTGTAAGAGGAACAGCGCCACCTGCTGAATTTTGAGCTGTAGTAAGAGCTCTTTTTTCAATCTCTGTCAATTCCTTGCCTTGAAGCCTCTTTAAAAATGCGCTTCTGTATTCTGGTGTTGCCAAAATACCTGTAGGATCAAGCAATGCTGGGTCGTTCCTTTGTTCTGGTTTTGGTATTTCTTGTGTGCTTTCCTGCCCGTTTTCAAGAGCTTTCGCAAGTGCCATTCTCTTTTCAATCTCTTTCTTTTCAGCTTCAAGTTTTCTTAACTCGGTTTCAATCTCGTCAAGATTAATTTCAACAGAAGTATCAGACAACATCTCTCTTATCTCAAGTTTTCTTTTTTCAATCTCCTGCAATCTCTTTTCGAAATTCATTTCAATACCCTCCTTGTTTTTTTAGTTTTTAGAATGTGTATGTGATTAAATACAACCTCTTACGCCTTTCAGCACTCTCCAGTGCCTTCCAAGAACTCTCCAGCTCTTGGAATGTTCTTGCGTAAATTGAGGTTGTATCATAAGCTGGTAAATCAACCGCTGAAACGTCAAAAATTTTTTCAATGTCAAGAATTGTCCTTGTTCTGGTCTCCTTGTCGTATTTATCCTGTCGCACAGTAAAAGCAAAGGACATCTTATCGATGTCCCCTCGCTTTATTAGCTCATATAAATCTCTGCCCGCTGTCGTATTGGCTAACTTTGCTCTTATCTTTAAGCCCCTTTCATCCTTGATAAGCTGCAAAGTTTTGTTTCTTGTTCGGGCCATAATCATTACGTGGTCGCTGTGGTTATATTTAAGTGGTACGTCGCTCATGTCAGTATTGTCCAAAGCAGTTGGTGCTATTATCTCTCGATACTCAACATTGCCTATCTTGAACACTGCAGGTTCATTGAACCTGATTGCATAACCTTCAACAATCATTTCTGCCGTCTCTGTCTCTTCAACAGGTTCTACAATCGCAGCAATATCAAGCATTCGTATTTCTCTTGGTCTGATAAACGATTTAAGTTCAGCAGGTTCAATCTTTGCATCTTTCAAATGTGCTGCTAAGTGTTCGTAAATACCTTTTCTGTCTCGTTCAGGCACATCTGCTCCACCCATCGCACCGTTCAAAATTGCTATTCCACTTCTGCAAGCTTGAATGTTCGCAGGGCCAATGTTACCGTTTTCATCAACTTCATGGTGCGGAAATTTGTAAGCTGATTTTGTCTCCGGGTTTGCCTCCGGGTCTTGCCAAGCATACATTTTTCGATAGTAACTTTCTTTTTCACCTGTCCTGAGACGCTTCTCGTTCTTGCTTGCGTCCCAGGGTTTGTCCACTGTATCAGTATGATGAACTGGTATTGCTGGCATTTTGATTTTCACCTCCTTGTTTGATGTTCTCACCCTCAGCTTGTTGCTGAGGTTCTTCATCAAGTTGATAAGCATCCTGATACTGCGCATTTACATAGTTCAGACTTATAAGCCGTTTATCTCCGCCCTCAACTGGTGCAAGATTCAAAATCTCTCTTGCTTCGTTGATTGTTAAAATCCCCAAAGGCATAAGGGTTGCTATCATGTTTGTTTTTGTCTTGTTACTTGCATACTGTAATCGATTACTTTCAAAAATTATCTCATTGCCAAATCCTATCTCACGTTCTGTAAATATCTTTGAAGTAAACTCTAAGCTCATCTGAATTGCCAAAGGCTCAATGGTACTCTCATAAAATGCATTCCATTCATCCTCGGTATACTTACTTTGAACTATTGCTTCACTTACACCAAAATAGCTATAAACAGCTTGTTTGATATGTTCCATTGTGTCCTTGTCCACAATTTTGGGGTCATTGTTTAAAGGAATGTAATCAGCTTTAGCATCCAGAGCAGCCACACCACCGTTGTTTGTAATATCCATGTATTCTGTTACAAAACGGTCTCTTTCCCTTTTGATATCCTCGGGTTTAAGCATAGCTTGACTAAATTTTAAAAGTCCTCGCAAATTAGCCGAGGACTTTATTGCATTGATTATTCCTTGATTAGTTGTGTTTATAAGCTCCAAGGTTGGTAGTAAAGCGTCATTGTTACTTTCGCCGTAAAAATCATGTTTGTAAAAATGCCGTCTTAAATGAATTAAATTGGTATACGGCAAAACAACCTTTTTGCCACTTAAAAAATTGAACTTGACAAAAATTTCACCGTTGCTTTCAAGCAGTTCAATATTGCTGTAATTAACCGGATAAAAAGCTCTTATCGTTCCCGTATCATCGGTATCAATATATACAAAACTATTGTTCGTCAAAAACAAATGCGTAACAACCCTGTAATAAAACGTAAAAGCATCCATGTAAGGATTTGGTCTTAAACTCAGTAATCTTTGAATATCAGAATCCACAAGAAAAATCTGACCGTTCACACGTCGTATATGTTTCGGCTTTAGCTTTGCTGCATTTCTTGCTATTGCGTCAACTGCAGCTCTGACTATATCACTGCTATAAGCTTCACCACCAAAAGGTGTGAACGTTGCTATTAAAGTGTTTAATAACTCTAAATATGTGATATTCTGTGGTTCTTTCTTCCTGCCACCAAATATCATTTCAAACAAGCTACGTCTCTGTCTCACAAGTTCTCACCGCCTTTGAAACTTCTAAATAAGTGCTAAGTAATCATTTTTCTTCATCTGCAGAACTGCGTAAGCTATTATCAAGCTAACTGTGCCATCTATTCTCTGTCTTAAGTTCTTGCCCTTGACAGGTCTTATGTTATCGTTCTCATCTCTTTTTACTTGTGTGTTTGTTAAGCACCATTTTAAAATTGGATTATTGTTGTAATTTACAAGTTTAGCCCGCAAATCAGCTTCAAGCTCTTTCATTGCTGGACTTAAAGTCTTGTAACCCTGCCTAATTTCTATCATCTGAAATCCAGCCTCTTCCATCTCTTTAACCCAGTACTGCGAATTCCAAGGGTCGTAACCTATCCATAGTGGCCTTATTTTGTAGTTTTGGAACATTTTTATAAACCATTGTGTAACATAATGATAGTCCACTTTGTGTCCGGGACAAGCTATTATCAAGCCTCTGTCACGCCACTTGTCATAAGGAATTTTGTCCTCAACTGCTCGCTGTTCTATCAACTCTTCAGGTAAGAAATACTGCTGCAAAACATATTTCTTTTCGCTGTTTGGCTTCATAAACAACAGTGTCGCACATGTCAAGTCTGTAGTACTTGACAGGTCAACTCCGCCAATCGCATAACAGTCTTTAAACTCTTCTATGTCAAACGTTTCTTCGTTGTTAATAACTTCAAATGGCAACCATGCATCACTGTTAGTCTCCCTTATGTTAAAGTCTTTACACAAAACACTTGGCAAATCTTTTGGATTTTTCTTTGCTCTTTCTACTTCTTCAACCAAATACTCAAATTTCTTGATTGTTCCAAGACCTGGATTGGCTTTTTGCCACATTTTCCAGTTTGTCCACTCATCCCTTGAATCCAGTTCATAGAGAACAGGCAGAAATCTCTCATCTTCTATAACCCCATCAATTACCTTGCAAGCATAGTCATATATGTCATCAAAAATGCATTCTCTTACAGTCCCAGCTGTAGTTATCATGACCAGCAAAGGTTGTTGTCTTGCGGACATTGATTGTTTCATTACGTCATACAAATTTCTGTCTTTGATTGCGTGCAACTCATCAATGATAACGCAGTGAGAATTTAATCCGTCCAAAGTGTTGCTGTCCGAAGACAAAGGTTCAAACTTACTGAAAGTCAAAGGAAAATATAAATCTGTTTTTCTTTTCTTAAGATGTCTTCTCAAATCTGGAGACTGCTTAACCATGTTAACCGCTTCAGTAAACACTATCCTTGCTTGGTCTCTTTTGGTAGCAACGCTGTATACTTCCGCTCCACCTTCTCCATCTGCCATAAGCATGTATAACGCTATCCCCGAGAGCAACGTCGATTTACCATTTTTACGTGCTACCAGAAACATTGTCTCCTTGAATCTTCTTAACCCTGTCTCTTTGTGAACAAATCCAAAAAGGGCTGAGATATAAGCCTTCTGGAATAACTGAAGTTGTATCGGTTTTCCTATCCACTCTCCTTTGGACTGTTTACAGAAAGTCTCTATAAATTCAATAGGGTGATTGGCCTTCTCTTCATCAAAGACCCAATCACCCTTGGGATTGTTTATCTCATCAACAAGCTTTTTGTAAACTTTGTAAACCTTTTGCCCAACAATGATGTTACCTTTCTGTATTTCGTCCCAGTACTTGAGTATCCAGTTCATGCTGAATCACTTCGCTTTTTTAATAAACGCTAACAATGCATCTTCCTTCTCCTTTGCTTCTTCCTTTGGCAACATTGTTAAAAGTTGTTTGATTATTGCAGCGTACCTTTGTACCATTTCATTGTAGACTTTTGTTGCTGGATGCTCTCTCAACAGCTTCTGCTTACCTTGAACAAAAAGCTCAACAGGTCCCTCATTGTTTATTCGTTCCTGAAGCTCCATCATTGTTGCATAGAGAAAAGCAGCCTGTTGCTTTAAACCTTCTATTAACTGTTGCTGTTCTTTTGGAATATTCTTGAAAAATTTATTGAGCTTTTGAAATTCCTTCCTGTATAATTTTTCCTTTTCTTCTCTGGTCATAATTACCACCTTTTGCAAATATTTGTTTTTGCTTTGCAAAATTTTATGAAAAAATGCGCCAAAATACAGAGTTTTGCCGTTTTTTTGCCTCTTTTGCAACCCCCTTCGTGGGAAAAACCCAGCTCGGGGTTTTTGGAGCCCCGCGCCGCCGGTCACCCAAGGGCTTGCACAAGGTTACAGGTGGGGGGTATGCTTTTCACTTTGAACCAAATTCCCCTGTTCATCAAAGCAAAGTCCCTCAGCAATGGGCAATTTTTTGCTGTGTTCTTTGTTGTGACAGTCTATACATAACAATTCCAAGTTACTCCAGTTCAATGTTATCTCAGGGTTGTTTATATTCTTTGGAGTAAGTCTGATTTTATGGTGAACAATGCTACCAGGTTTACCGCAACGTTCACAAAGTCCAAAGCGGCTGATGTAATAAACTTTCCTTGTCTCTTCCCATGCTTTAGATTTGTAAAACTTTTCTGCCCATTTCTGCATTTCTCTCACCCAAAATGTAAATTCGCAAAACTAAACCGCAAAAATAAAAGCACTGCGACAACTTGCGCAGTGCTTGGTTTTAACGTAAAATTCCATCATTTTCAGTATAGTCAATACACTAAAGAAAAGAAATAGACAAGAAATTGTGAACAAATTGTTAAGGAAAATATTTGCATTTCACTGAGCTATTACTTTTATTAATCCTTCCTGAACAGCCAAAAGTGCGACCAAACTAACAATATCGTCTTTCCATTTGTAGAAATCTCGTTCAGTGATGTTAAGTTCTTCACAAATTTTAGATGTCGACCAGCCTTCAAAGTACTTCAAAATAAGCAGCATATACTTGCGTTGATGTTCTGCTTTTAGTATATTCATTGCTTGCTCTATTACTTTGCACCATTTTTCCATTTTTCCGTACTTTTTTTCATATTCCAAATATGCATGTTCAGTTGGATTTGAAACATAGCCGATATTTGGAATGTATTCTTTGCTAAGAGGACTACGACCATAAGCTAAATCTTCGAGTGCTGATTCCAGTTCTGCCTTATGTTGTTGATAGTTATAAAGCCACCATTCAACCTTGCGATAAGTACATTTGAGATATTTAATCATTGTTTTTTTCACTCCTTGTCTTTGTTCGACCATGCACAATCTGTCACTTCAATTCCTGCTTCTATTGTAGCACAGAACAGTTGTTTTATGGATACCGTTGTGTCTTTAGGGTACATATTGAGAAATCTTGTGCTTAGCTCCAAAAGTGATAGTTTTTTAATGTCCTGTAGTTTTAATGTCGTGATAAACAAAACTACCTGTCTTGGATATCCAGCTTCGGTTAATTTCTTTGCTATTTTTTCAATTTCCTTAATTTCTACCATGTTAGTACCTCCTTAGTAATTCCATTCAACATCAATTCTATAAGAAGCTCCAAGCTGTACTAATCTCTTAAGTAACACCGAAAGTCTTTTTGGGTTCAGTTCTGTGCCGACAAATTTCTTCCTATTTATATATGCATAATATCCTACCAAACCTCTACCCATACACAAGTCACCAATACAACTATAATCTTCGTTCTGACATATCCATTTGATAATGTCTTCTTCGTCCATGTAATCAAGTGGAAGTTTTTTATACTTCGGTGCGCCTCGAATAACGTAACACATATTTTCTTTTTCGTGGTAATAAGTTGAATTGTAAAAGGTTACAGACCTGTAAAGTTTCCGCATCTCAAATATAAAATCAGCTAAATATTCTTTTCCAATTTCGACATAGCATACTTTGGGACCTATTTGCTTGATACATTCAAAAAGCCGTTTGTAAAACTGTTCAAAACTATCCTTATAATCTGTTCGTCCTGCCTTAGTGTAAAAAGAATTCAAGTTGCCAAGATTCCAAGGTGGGTCAACAAAAATGATGTCTGCTTCATACATGAATTCTGGCAGTGGTTCAAAGATATCATGAACGGCTACTTTGCTACCATTGTCAAAAACTGCTACCTGCCTTACTTCGATTGGATGTTCTAAATATGCACCACCGTACTCCCATTTATTGTTACTGCTCATCTTCGTTCACCTCTACTATTTCCCATGCTTTTGAATATTCAACATTTTTAAATAGTTCTGCAATGCCGGTTATTTGTTTTAGTCTATAAACTTCTTCTATCTCCATACCCAGTTTTTCTGCTATTTCTTCATCTGAAACACCTTGTTCTACTAAAGCTTTCACTAAATCACCCATTAACTCTACTTGATGAATTCCTCTTGCTCTGTTAAACTGCACCGTTGCCATCATCCGCTTGGAAATGTCATGGTCAAGAACAATGATTGGCAGTTGTTTGGCTTTTAGATAGTCTCTAAAAATCAAGTATCTATGAAAACCATCGATTATTACATATTTCTCAAGGTCCGGGTCGTAAATCGTTACAACCGGGAAGCAAAATCCATTCATCAGTATTGACTCTTCAAGAAGCTTCATCTTGTCAGGTGATACATGATTGGGGTTATATGTATTAGCTTGTACTTTATCTATGTCAACAAGCTGAACATCAAAACATGGAAGCTTGACAGGACCTTTCACAGTATCAATCGTTCTCATAACAATTCCCTCCATTTCTTAATTTTTTCTTCTCTCGGGTCTGGTTTGTTGTCAATTGGCAGATTGTTTTCATAATCATTTAAAATCAGCTGTCTACACTGCTGACGTGCAACATATTCATTGTCCAAATGACGGCTAAACCTTTTGATAAAAATTTCCTTTTTCTCAGGGTCAGGATATGTTGCAAGCAAGAAATCTCTGTATTCCCGCCAGCTTTTAAAATTTTTCGGAAGCTTCCTAACCCTTAACAGCTTATTGTCCTTGCCATACAGTTGTCCAACTGTGATACCCTGTATGCGTTTAATTAATTTGTCATATGTCTTTGGTTCAAATTCTGGCAATTCAACAAGTGCTTTGAATGCTTTTTCATGAATCAAGCTTGAAACTCTAATTTCCTGCAGTCCTAACCCTTTCTTGTACATATAATCATAAATTTTGTTGTATCTTAAGTTATTTTCGTAAATGTACTTCCAAACATCATGATAGTTCCAATCATAAAGAGGGTAAAAATTGTAGTTTCCATTTTTGAGTTTTGTACTCCAATACACATTTTTGTAACCTGGATTTTTCGTGACTGCTCTCCATCTATTTGGACTTTCTGTTGCCCTTAAACCAATCAAAAAAGCAGTGTTTTGCCTTGAATTCTGAAAATTTTCTATTGCATCGTAAAAACCGAAACCTTTGACCTTGTCTCTTACAGTTTCTGTTGCCGGGTCCCATGGTTTGTGTTTGATTGAATCAGGATGTTTGCTGCGCATCCATATTTTGTGCTTGCCCGCTTCCCAGCATTTTAATTGACTGTCAGCATAGCTTGTGGCAGAGGTTTGATTGATGAACAATGCATCTTGGGCTTAAGCTTTTCAATAAAGTCTGTCAAATCCATAGCCCTTTTTGCACTGCTCTTGACAGCTCTTTCAATCTGTCCCCACATATCAGGTGTTACTTTAAATCTGTTTGTATCTCTGCTTCTGTAAATTCCATACACAAGCAAAGCCGCTATTGCTGCGTGTTCATCTGAAGTATTAAAACCATAATACATTTTATTTCTCCTCCTTCCTTGCCAAGTCTACCGCAAGTTCAAACAACCTGCCATTACGTTCCAGCTCAAGTAAAAATTCAATGTCCTCTAATCTTTTAATTCCGAAAGCTTGAATTTTATGAGCTTGGTATTTACCTGTCAAAATCTCTTCTTTTGTAAAACCTGCATTATAAAGTTCTTCTACAAGCTCAACAATGTCTTTAAATTTCAAAGGATTGACTTTGACCGGTATTTGCTCGTACATAACTTCAAAGTTTTTGTTTGTATAGTTAACTTTAGCGAAAATATGCAACCATTTTTGTCCTGACACAGCAATTGTCAAAACAAATGGTGGTTCAGGTGGATTGATTAACAAGTCTCGTATCTGGCTTTTGCTTGGATGATACAAACCATTTGATGTTGCCAAGATTGAATAATTTCTTAAACTTGAATAACTTAATCCCCAGTAACAAGCTTCGCAAACAGAGTTAGACCATGGAGCTTTTGCAATGTCATGATTAGTAAATGTTGGCTTGATTACCTGTCTAATTGGTAAACCCTTGCCGTTGGTATCACCTCCACACAACCAACATTTTTTGTCTTGGCAGGGAGGAATATTGTCTGGGAAAGCATAAATAACATCTTTCCCTGATGGTGTTGTGACGATTGGAGTTTTTTGTGCAGCTTGATAAATAAACTGCATTGCTGAAATCACTATGTTTTCCTCCTTTCCCGTTTACAACTCAAGTTTTACTGTCTTTATTTTAAAACCAAGTTCAGAAAACATTTTTCTAAGGACTGGTATATTAGGTTGCAATTTTAAAGCAAGTGCTAATAATTCAAATCCATCAAACTTAAAACCACAATTTTTGCAAATATCAACATCCATATTCTGTATCTCAAACTTAACCCCATTACACCAGAACGCTTCTGTTGTTTTTCCTTTTACCATTGGGAATCCACATATAGGACACATTCCTGAAAAATTAAGATTTTCACTCATCGTTTTCTCTCCTCCATGTTAATAATAAAATTGTTCATTTTTTCATCTTGGCAACATTTTGTAGTTACCATCAGGTTCAATTATAATTTTCCATACACCAAAATGCAGCCTTGGAATCTTTTTGCCTTGTTGATGTATGCATTCTTTACCCCAAAACTGTAAGCAATGTATGAAAAATTTACAGCGTGATTTTTTGCATTCTTCAAATCTTTTTTGTTCTTTTTTAGTCATTCATTGTCACTCCTTGCATTATTTTTTTCACTTCATCAAGACTGTAAACGACATAAGCTTTACCACCAGCATTTTTGATTTGATTGATAGTTTTTTCTTGAAGCTTTGTAGGTTTATTCTTTCCTACTTTGACTTCAAAAGCAATGAAGTAGCCGCAATAACAACAAATTACATCAGGAATCCCAGCAACAGAATACATACCGCCCCAGCTTTTCCAAGCAAAACAGTTTGGCAAAGAATTAAGATATTGAAGAATTTTTCTAACGAGGACTTTTTCTTGCATGAATTTTTCTCCTTTCCCAGTTTTTATATTATTTTTGTTTTCTGTGCTTGACTTCATCAATATAAAACTCAACCCTGCCTTTACTTTTCTTTACAAAAGAATACATTGCCAAAGCTGTACGTTGCTGTACATTGCTTTGCCATAACTTTACTTTGTATAGCAATACTTTTCTCCACTGTGCGCAACAAAACTTTGCCACAACTGTACGCAACTCTGCTTAACTCAACCTTTGCCTTACATAGCCAAGCAATACCACAACAAGACTTTACTATTTTTTGCTTTGCTTAAGTCCTTTTACAAAGTTTTTACGTCCTTATAAATCGCTATATTTTGACTTTCCATAATTTTACATCAAGAAAATACTTAGTGTTGTAATTAATGCAATCTTTGTCCTTTCTTTTATCAACTGTTACAATGTATCCATTGCGCAATGGGTCATTTGATGTGCTATTATTTGCTATCATAAAATTAATTAATTCTTGACCTGTCTTTAAAGCTAATTGTTGCCAAGCAGCTTCTTCAATTTTTTCAAGAGGTATATAACCGAACGATTGCACACCTACTAAACGTTCTTCAAGTTCACATGTGATTTTAGGGGTTTCCTCATAGGATGAAACAAAAACTGGATAACTAATTTTTGTTATTGACGTTCCATTAGAAGTCATAAAAAACTCTTTAGCATTTTTGGTTTCCAAAATATAATTCCCAATATCATTTTGTAGATATTTTTGATATAAAACAGTAAGTATTCTCTCAAAATATCCACCTTTAGCAAATGCATATTCACAAATCAAACTTAAAAATTCAGCTTTGCATTTATCACATAAAACTACTGTTTCAAAAGTTTCCTCACCTTGTAAGAGAAATAAATCTTCGGTTTTAGCACCACAATTGTCACATTTAAACACGTCTTTTTTTCTTTTAAGAAAGTTCAATAGCTTTATCATTATTTGTCCTCCTTTCTCTTTATCTTTTCCCAGCCGCCCCACCCTGCACCAGCTGGGTTGCTGCAACCTAAAGCTGCAGTCCCGTTTTGGGTTATATGTCCCTTTATAACTACTTTGCCGAAGCTTAACTATGCATGACCTTTACTACACTAAACCCCACCCAACCATTGCGTTACTGAACGAAACATAGCCTCTACACCGCTGCACAATGCCTTTACACCGCTGAACAATGCTTTACACCGCCTTAACAAAACGCTGCCAAACTTGACCATCACAGTATTCTACTTAGCCTTTGCCATCACTACGCTGAACACAACCACATATTGCCATTACAAAACCAATCGTTACTCTACCTAACCTTTGCTATTACGAAACTATACCATGCTTTTTCATAGCAGAACCGAACATAGCCCAAACGTAGCAAAACATAAAGCTATTACGAAACAATACATAGCAAAACCAAGACTTTACATAACCATACGGCACAAAACCTTTACTTTACAATGCCATACAATGCCTATACAGTACAACGCTACACGTCACTACGCCTTTAACGTTGCAATACCATACTTCGCCTTAACCTGGCTAATCAGTACCTTGCCTTTACCTTTCCGTGCAGTACATAGCCTTTACCCAGCTAATCGATACATTGCCTTTGGCTATACTGAGCCATACGAAACCAAGCCTCAACATCGCTACGCAATACATGACCTTGACTTTACGTCATCATACAAAACAAAACAGAACAAAGCCTTTGCAGTACTATACACAGCCAAACCCTGACTTTACCGCACAAAACTGCACCTGTCCTTCACTTTTCTATGCTACACTTTTCCTTTACCTTGCTAATCAGTACCATACAAAGCCTTTACGTTACAATATTCCACAGTTCCTTTGCTGCTCTTTGCTCTACAATACCATTGCTATACTATGCTTAACGTAACTAAGCCTAAACATAGCAATACACTACTCAACCTTCACTGCACTGAACCATTCGTAGCCATTGCTACTTCACTTCTTCCCACTCAAATTGTCCAAAACCGCCGTTTCTCCATTGTCCAATTCCTAAAAGTTTTCCATAATCCAACAAAGTTTTTATGACATCTAATGTGATTTCTTTGTGCTCGACTAATTGGATAGTGCAGGTACATTCGCAAGGTGGATTTATCATTTCGGACGCAACTAAAGTTACTCTTTCTCCCTGCATTGTCATGCCACGCAAAGGACGCTCTAAAATTTCATCTTCTTCCTGAATAATTTTGCCACCACGATATAGGTAAATCTTTCTTTCTTTGATAAACAAGTAGTCATCTAATTTACCTCTTAGATTCTTAATTTTTAATTGCTCTTTTAAAACATTTCCTGCATGTTTCAAAAATCCTTTAATGTGATAGTTATATAAGAATATTCCTTTCTCATCTTGTGGAAAAACTGTAACACCCTTATCATAGTTTTCAGGAAGAGCTTCTTTCTCTTCTTCTGCAAGCCATTCTGCTGGAGCTTTTTGTGCCATAAATTTTGTATAAAGCTCCCTGTCAGCTGGTAAACTTCCCAATATTGGTTGTGTAAAATTAATCTTAATTTTTAATTCTTGTAACTTGATTGACATAGTTAATCATCCTCCCTTTCATTAGTTTCTTTTTTGGAAATTTTCACAAGCTACATTATCAGGAAAAACATAATCATTCTTTGCATTACACCAACTAACAGTATCCAAGGGTTGATAGATATGTTTACAATTAAAACACCTGTTATCAAGAGCTTCTTTAAACTCACAATCTTGGCACATTTTTTCTTTGCACTTAAAACACTCTTCTTGTTGAGCTATTGAATACCAGAACAAACCTAAAACAAATCCTACATTTAAAGCAATTACTATCCACAGAATATCTAATAATGTCAATCAACCTCACCTCCCGTTTGGTTTTTTCTTATTTTTAGCAAACATTCTTTGTGTCCAAAATTCATGTCTATGAGTCTCCAACCTTCATACTTGATGCCGTTGTGTTCAAATTCGTATCTCTTATATTCTGTTTGTATAAAAACTTCACTGGCATGCTGGCCACATATTTCACACGGGGCATACTTTCTGGACGATTCATTGGTGCTTGAGAGAGTATACTTGTATTTCAAAAATTTCACCTCCTTTCTGGTGCCAAAATTGAGTCAAGAGGACAATACCAGCCGTGTTGTTCCAATCTGCAATATTCAATGTCTTCGTGTTTTTCGTAATATTCACATAAAACACAAAAGTTTGATGGAAATTCATGTTCCTTTTCTCTGAACAAGGACATTTTGATTTTGAATCTACTCAATTCAAATGAATCACAAAAACCACCAGGGTCAACATATTTTTTACGTATATTACAAAACTCGTCAAGACAATCGCTATAAGAATTGTCACAGTACATACATCTTTTTATGTCAATCATTCATAGTACCCCCTTTCTTGATTTTTCTCTATGATATACTCCTTGACATCATCTACATCAATAAACAGTTCAAGAATTCTTAAATAAGTTTCAACTGCATGTAACAAGTCCAAAGCTTCTGAAGTTCTTTGAAAATCTGTTTCGGCTCTTTCCAATTCTTCAAGCTCTTCTTTGATTTTTCTAAGCTGCATTGAAAGTGGTATGTCTTCATAATTTTTTATCGCTGGGAAATTATATTGCATTGTTTTGCCTCCTTTCATAATGATTTTCCTAAACAGGTTTTCTCGCCTTCATCGTAAACATAGAAGTTGTAACCAAATTCGCTCTCTTCTCTTAATCTTTGAGCAATTTTTTCAAATATAGTACATACTTCTTTCAAGCCCTGTTCAAATTCATCTTTGAATCTATTTTTTAGTCCATACTCTACCCTATCCCATGCTTTTCGCAGTTTTTCTTCAATTTCGGGATATGCTTTAAAAAACTCATCAGTCTTGGGATAAATTTCTTTGTAATTGATTTTGATGCTTAAATCTTTAAGTGTCTGTACAAGAGCCTCTAATGCGGTTTTCAAATCGAGTTCATCGCCGAGAAGTCTTCTTATCTGGGCAATTTCATTTACAAGCTTTTGATATTCTTTAGCCCATTTTTGTTTTTCTTCCTCCGGTAATGCATCTGCTTTGGCTTTACGCTGCAATAAAAACTCAAGTTGCTTTTCAAGCTGTTTTCTTTGCAATTCGTTCAACAAACTCATCACTCCCTTTTTACCAGTTATTTTATGGTAACGTTACTTTATTATTGTTCACATAGTAATTGAATGGTTACAATTTTTCTTCAAAATATGACCTTACCAGAAATCTTGCTGAAATACTGGTAAGGTTTTTTGAATCCGCAAAAGCTTGATACAATTGAGTTTCGAGACACCATTACCACCTTACCAGAATTCTAAAAAATATATATTAATTTTTTTATGAAAAACTTCATTTTTGTTTTGGTAATATTTAACTGGTAAAAGCAAATGTTTAGTTTTGAGAAAAAATTTGCATAGAAAATATACTGGTAAGAGTGGTAAGACTGGTAAGAGTGGTTTATAAGCCTTGATTTTACTGCGTTTTATCCTTACCAGAACCTTACCAGACCTTACCGCTCCTTACCGGACGTTTTTAAAACGGTGGTTGTTCTTCGTTTTTCTCTTTAGGCAATTTGATTTTTATAAATCTTGTTGCTTTGTTATTGAACCACTTGACAACCGTAAATCTTTTAAAACCTGTGCTGTATTCAACTTCGCTTTCGATTAAACCTTTTTCTGCAAGCTTTCTTATTACTTTTCTGAAAGGTAATCCATACTCTTTGAAAGCTTTTTCCAAAATATGCGGCAACACATATACATAATCTTCCTCTTCTATTCCATACTGTTCTTTTTTATTTTCTAAGTCCGGACTAAAGTTTGGTTTATGTTCTGCTATCCAGCCAATGATAAACTGGTATCCTTTTTCGGATATGTCTATATCAGTGCTGTCTTCTAACTTGTTAAGTATTTCAACCACCATCTCTGCTGTTTTGCTTTTGTCTTTTTCACCGAACAACCATTTGCTTGAATATGCATCTGCTATATAGATTATTGATGCTGCAGATATATAACTACCTGGCTTCTTAGGGAACATAGCAGTTAAGTTTTCGTTGACTTCTCGGTACTTTTCTCGTATTTCTTCTGCATTAGTTTCCCGCAACTTACCTATGAAGAATGGTCCAGCTGTACCGTACAGTTCTGTAAGTGTTTCATGTATTGTTTTAGCTTCAAGTTCACTGTTGAATGGTGTCCCGTACAGTTCTAAAACGCGTGTACCTATACCTGTCATGGAGTGTTCTTGAATTATGCTTTCTTCACCCGTTGTCAATATAACTGACCTCCACGACTTTTGAGCTTGCAATCCTGTTTTGCTACCACGAATTTTTGATGTTCCAAGGCTAAGCATGTAGACCAATCTATCTATGAATTCTTGATTGTTTGCTACCTGTTTTTCGTCTATTCCGAGCGGTAAATCATTATAAAACGCAGCCATTCGTTCTAATCCAACATTCGTTGCGTTGAAACTTGCCATTAGCACTTCAGGGTCACCATAGATTGACAGGGCAGCTTTGAGTGCTGCAGTTTTACCGCTTCGGCTGTCGCCCCACAAATGTACAATAAATGTTCGGTGATTGTTGCATATTTTCAACAATGGTGCTGCAAACCCAGCTGCTAAGTAAAATCTGAAATATAAATTGTCACGAAATGGTTTTATGAAATCTACCCAATCTTGCAACTTGCCCATAGGTGAATATCCTGCCAACCATCGTTGCATACTTGGTTCAATATCAATTACAATGTCGTCTGCATAGAACGGTAGAAAGTTGTTCTGCCACCAGCCAAGCTGTGTAACAGATTTTTGCAATGGTAACGTATCCATGTTTTCAAATTCCAAAGCTGTAAGATACTTAACAACAGCTTTGGCATTTTCTGAACTGACAGTTAATCCATAGTCAGCAAGCTGTGTTATTGTTCTTGTTTGGAAGACTGTTGAACGGTTTGTAATGATTCTGTGCCATTTGTTATCTCTGAAAAATGCAATTTCTATTTTCTCTTCTCCTGTCTCCAGAGATTTGAGCCTGCTTGTGATTAGCAATGGTGTTTTGCATATACACTTTAAAGCTCCTGTTTTCTCATCTACTATGGATACTCCATCCTGTTTGATTCTAAATCCTTCGGGCTGAACCAGCTGTATTGGTGCACCTGGTATGAGCTCTTCTCGTTTTGGTGTAAGGTTTATTTCTTCAAGGTTGATTTCCTGAGCAGATTCAAGTATCGCATCAAATCTCTGTTTGAACAGTTCAGGATTGTCTATGTGTAATCCACTCGGATCTTTGTATTCGGATACAGTGAACTTGAACACTCTACAATTAATATTCAGTTGCCTAACTGCAGAACAAATTTTTTCTACGAACATTTTTCCCGCATCAGTCTTTTCCCCAGGTGGTTCTTGGCTTATATACACCTTCAATCTTTCAAAGTACCGTGCCCATTCAGTGTTAAAACTTGTTGCCCCCGGTATACCCAGAGCAGGGTATCCATGATACCAAAGAGTGTGTGTGTCTGATTCTCCTTCAACTACTATTATGTAGCCTTTTTCATATGCTTCTTTGATTCGCCATAGTCCATAGGGGTATATTCCGTTGCCCTTACCCCAAGTGAACCGCACTGGGCTTTGTGGATGATGTCTTATCCTTGTTCTTAGAACTTCTCCCGCCTCGTCGTAATACGGTATTTGGACACCTGATTTAATAGTTTTAAGACCAAGACTTTGGAGAAAATCAAGTGGCAGTTTCTTCTCTTCCGCATAATCTTCAAGCGTGTATTTTTGTAATTTTGTTTTTTTCTTCCCTTCCTCATCCCACAACCCAGCTTCAATCATGAGTTTTTTATAAGCTTCTCTGCTATCAATCTTTTCGTATAGCTCCAAAAATGTTTGTGCATTACCACTTTTCCCGCACGCTTCACATTTCCACAGACCATTATCAACATTGAACCAAAAGCTGTTATGTTGGTCATCATGGAATGGACAGCGTGCAGTTACTTTGTTGGTGCTGCAAGGTTTCATGTTGTCTAAATATCTTGCATAGAACCTTTCCCAGTTGATTAGTCTGTCATATTCAGCCATTATGTTTCACTCCTTTGTGTTACAGGAACCAGAGAGGGCAGCAAACCCTCTCCGGGGACAATCAGAACGGGCACTCATTTCTTGTAGCATTATCATAGTCTGTACTTGTTTCATTGTTTCCTACGTTGTAATCCTCATCATCAATCATCATTTGTCTCGTCAATGTTCGAATACTTGCTGCGAATGCTACAGCTTGTTTAACTTCGTCTTCAGTGAGTGGTCTTACCAAACTGAACTGCGCTTGTGAATAAGCTATACCTGAAGAATTCTGTGCTTTCTTCAATGTTATTTTTGTGATGACTTGATAACTTCTGAGTCCTTTTTGCAATAATCTCTTGAATAAGTAATCAGAGAAGTTTTTTAAGCTGGTTGGAGGCAGTGTTATTAAGAGAGGCACAAACTCACCACTTCGGATGATATAAACTCTGTGCATATTTTTACATTTTTTCCCTATTCCATCTTCAGCACTGCCAAATTTGTTGAACGGACATGTTGCACAGCTTCCTCCGGGATTACCTACACCGATTTTGCCGTCAAGACTGTAACACTCCGGATTCTGGACCTTGCCATCAAATTTATTGGGCCAAAGTGCGTTGACAGGATAATGGTCAATTATAACTCCTTCTATTTCCTTGACAATCTCGGGCTCATCTTCTGTAATAGGAATTTCGAATGTTGTAGCACCACCTGTTGGAATTTTAACTCTTATCAATGATACAGGTAATCCTTGCAATTCTTCTTGCATTGCGAGTCCTAAATCTTGTGTTGCTGGAATTATAAATGCTGAAATCTCTTCTTTGGGCATTAAATCTTTTTTTTCAGTCATCTTAAATCATCCTCCTCACTTTGATTTTCTAATACCAATTGTTTGTTTTTCATAGATATGCACATAAGGTTTAAGCCAATCTGGAACTTCACCGTTATTTTCTTCCATCTGTTCTCTAACAAACGCATTAAAACTGTTTGCATTAATTGTTTCATAAACCAAATCTCCAAACCCATTTTCCTTGAGCTTTTGAAAGAGTTCTTTTTTGCTTTCTGGAACAGGGCTTGCATAAGGTTTAATGCTGAGATAATATGTGTAACCATCCTTGTTGAAGTTTTGAATTTCGTCAGTTAGCATTTCAGTTATCAGTTGCTGTTCAATCATCTCTATTTCTTCATTAACTACTTTTACTTGTTCTTCAAGCTCTTTCTTTCTGTCTTTCAGCTGTTTGAGCTTTTCAGCTAATTCGAATATTGACATTTTTCAAATTCACCCCTTCCTTTTTTAGTTTTTTAATTACTGAGTCAAAATGAATTTCCGCTGCCAAGAGTTGTTTAATCGCAATGTCAACATAATCAATGTCTGCATTTTCAAAGTTTTGTCGTGCAAGCTGTAACCGTTTATGAGCTTCCCAAAATTCTTGAAAACCTGTATTATTATTCAAAATACCACCTCCAGTTATCCATGATTTTCTTTGCTATCTCTTCTTTCTTTTGTAAGGCTTTAATTATCTTCACATCAACAGTGTTCTTTGCAATAAGATGAATGTATGTGCATTTATTTTGCTGTCCGATTCGGTGTATTCTTGCCTTAGCTTGCTGGTAGTTAGCATAACTGAAATCGAGAGAGTAAAATATCGCAATGTCCGCTGCATGAAGTGTTATACCAAGCCCTGCTGTTTGAATTTGAGCTACAAAAACTTTGTAATTCTTGTCTTCCTGAAATCTTTTAACTTCATCACCTCGTTTTTTGATGTCTACCTCTCCTGTTATCCAAGCATATTGAATTTTCTTGGATTCCAGGAGCTTTAATATTGCTTCAATTTCTGGTATGAACCTTGCAAAGATAACTACTTTTTTGTTATTGTCAACAACTATGTCATCTATGAGTTCATCCAAGACTGCAAGTTTTGCTTCGGAAACTTTCTGTCTGATTCCATCATCTGTGTTTACAAAACCACCAGTGATTTGTGAAAGTCTTAAAAGTTTTGTTAATACATTTCTAACAGTGATTTCTCCAGCTTCAAGTTCTGCAATGCTCTGTTCTTTGATGTCTTGATAAATTCTTTGTGCATTCGGTTCAAGAATACAGTATCGAATTTCATCTACTTGTTCAGGTAAATCAAGAGCTTCATCTTTCGTAACTCTTATTGCTATGCTGTGTGCTTTCTTGATTAGTTCATTAAGGTTTTTATAGTCCACAACTTGGTACCCACCATACCCACCCATAACAGCATACCTTGCTCTAAATGAATAATAACTTGTGCCGAATATTGTCTTATCCAAAAACTTCCATTGACTGAAAACATCCAAAGGAGAGTTCTGTATTGGAGTTCCAGAAAGAATTAGTTTGTATTTTGCAACGTCGCCAAGTTTATGACATGCTTTGCTTTGTTGTGCGGATGGATTCTTAATTCTTTGTGACTCATCAAGTATTACCATGTCTGGTTTCCATGCTATGAGTTCATCTATCATTCTCCATGTAGCTTCATAATTGATAACTGCGACTTGTAGAACATTTTGTTTGAATGTTTTGAGCTGTTGTTTTCTTTTCTCGATGCTGTCGTTTAAGATTTTTAAGTCATACTGAACAGCTGCTTTCTCAAATTCATTAGCCCAGACATCAAGTATTGATGTCTGGGCAACAACAAGGAGTCTGTTTATTTCACCTCTTAAATACCTTCTGCAGGCTATGGCAACAGCGGTTAAGCTTTTGCCAAGCCCCATCTCAAACAATATTGCAAAACTGGGGTAGAGAAGTGCTGCATTGTAAGCTTTAATTTGGTGCTGGAATAATTGCACATCTTTTAGCGGAATAGGTTCAATGGGTTCGACAACATCAGCAGTTTTTATCTCCTCAATTGTCCTTATTGCTTGTTTTCTCTGTTTGTAAAGTTCAATTATTTTGTAATCTATTTGACATTCAGGGATATTTTTTAAAAAATTTATTGCTTCTTCAGAGAATGGAATTTTCCATATTTTGTTTTGACTATCCCATTTTCTACCTTGGATATTTTTTATTATTTCTTTGTATTCAAATGTATTTTTTAAGCCAATTGTCCTATCGTCTAAGAGAAAGGCTTTCATTTTTCTCTCCCCATCACAAGGTTAATTACTTCATCAATTGCTTCATCTGTTGATTTTTTCTGGTTAGTTAACACTTTGACTCTTTTCTTTACGTCTTGGAGCAGATATTCAATTAAACTAATTTCAGATTCGATACTAAGGTTTGCTATAACTTCATCAAAAAAGTTTCTTTCCATTATTCCTTTCACTCCTTTCATGATTATAGTTTTTTATAAGTGTCTTCTAAAATTTCAAGAGATTTTTCAGCTTTTTTTAAGTATCCTTCTAAAACTGTAATGGCTATTCCTTTATCAATCGTAATAGTTAAACTTTCAGATTTTGTAACTGCTGTAAGATTAAAATATTCTCCATTTTCAATCATTTTCTTGATTGCTTTTATTTCTTTAAGAGTTGTTAAAATCTGATTTGAAAGAATTTCCTTTGCATATATTTTGTCAACATTTTGTAATCTATCAAAGATTTCAGAATTAATAATCATCACAAATATCTCTCTCCTTTCTTTTGGAATGTTTTTATTTCTCCTGTTTCTTTATGCACAATTTCTAAAAGCTCTGTTGTGTCCTTTACTAACCACCACTGCTTTGGGTCTAATCCAACAGAAGTTAGAAATACTTTATGACGTCGTTTGAGCTTCCTTGGATGTTTCAATAACATCCCTCCCTTGTTTTAAAAACTCTTTAGCTAAGAGTCTGGCCAATTCATCGTAATTTGGCTGAAATCTATCATCAACGATTTCGGACGCTATTACTGCCCTTGTCGTTCTATTTACAGTGATTTTTAGAATCGGCATCTTGAACACCTTCTTCGTTATCGATGATTTCATTAATATCAATCCCTAAAATTTCGCAGGCTTTTTCTAATTTGGTTTTTACTTTGTCTAATCTTTTCTTGTAGTTTCTTTCAAATAAAAAGTACGAACTACTTGATTTAAATCCAAGTAATTGCGCCATCTCTTGCATTGACAATCCTTTTCTTTCTCTGGCTTCTTTCAACGTCATGCTCTACCACCTCCTTTGCAAACTTGACCAAGCAAAGCAAAATAAAAGAGCCGACCCAGACGGTATAGAACCGTCCGAATCGGCTCATGCACATGCACAGGCACAAAGGCACAGGCAAAGGCAAAGGCACTGCGATATTTAGTTTTCGATGTTGGCAGGTGTGATTTTTATTTCTATTTCGTTTTTGCACCTTTTGCACACTGTGAGTATCCCTTCACAGTGTGCTCCTGCCAACACCTTATGGAGCTTCTGCCCACATATTGGGCAGAAGAACCATGAAACAAAATCACTTCTTCTTTTTTCTTTTTGATGTAAGTTCAGTGAGTTCATATGTCTCATCTCCTATTTTTTCATAACCACTGTCATAACTATAATTGTGTAAGCCAAGATAAATAGGTTTATAGACTTTTTCTTTTACTTTTTCTTTAAATTCAATTTCCACCTCCTTTCTAATTTCGTCACTGATTATTTGATACTTTAACCCTTCAATGACTATTAATCGCTGATAATCAAAGAAGTCGAGAGAGTATTCGTTTCTTTTGTTAGCTACATATCGTATAAAATAACTACAACTATCCGAAAAAAGGTTCATAGTTTGTTGGTCCGTATAGCTTGGGGTTACTCCCATATTAGCATGGGAGTGTCCCCAGAACCTTATTTTTTCCGATAAGTGTGCATAACTAACAAGGTCCTCAGGATCGATTTCACAACTTGTAGATGATACCTCTTGTTTTGGGATGATAATATCTTGTACAATGTATAAATTATCAATTTTTTCTACAACCCCAAGCCAAGTTACTTCAGCCGGAGCTATTTGAATAAGTGTCTGCTGCTTTAAAAAGGCTTCAATAGTAAATTTAATAGTAGGCTCTGGACAAAGTAATTTTATATTTGCCATTTTGGCACTCCTTTCTTAAAGTATTGCGTCACCATCAGGATTTTTATAATCATAACCGTCTTTGATTTCTTCGTATACTGGCCACTCTTTATAATAGCGGCCAGCTATATCTTCCAAATTAACTGTTTTTAAAAATTCTATAACTATACTTACAAGTGTGCTGTATTCTTTTTCTATAAGTAAGGTAGCAATTGTCTCTGCAAGTGTTCCCCAGCAAGCCTTTCCGTTACTGTCTACATGTGGATGTTGGGACGGTTTCCAGTAGGCATCTCTTGGAGATGTTAGATTTAGGATTTTTATATTGTTGTTGATTATGTCAATAGTAATCTTATACTTTCCAAAGACATATTTTTCCCCTTCAATCGGATAAGATACAATACTGTTGGTGTAAACAATAATATATCGGAAAGCTGGAACGACATGTGCAACATCTGGAATGTTTTTAATATTTTCTATTTCTTTTATTTCCTTGCTAAGGTCTGAATTTTGTAAAGCATTAATTTTGATACTGATATTTTTTACTTCTTTTGAAAGTTCTTCAATTCTTTTGTAACAATCATTTAATTCTTCTAATATATTGTCATATTTATTTGTAAGCGAATTAATTTCATTTTCCACAAAGAATTTTGCCGTTTTCTTTATCGTTTCTTTGTCATTTTCGAAATATTTAGAAATAATTTCATAAATTAATACTGAAGCAAAGTAGTATCCTTCTTGTCTCCCTAACTCATGCGTAAAGTCCCAAAAAATGAATATTTGTTTCCCTTTCCTTCCTATCAAAGGTATGAGTTTGTGTTCATAGAGTATTTCAGTGTTTGCAACAACGTATATAGGGTCTTGGCAAATTGGCAAGTCATATAGTGTGTCATAAATCTCTATCTTCTCTTTTGTTCTGAGCCAAGAATGTATAACTATATCATAGGGTTTTATGTCAGGATAATCTCTTTTTTTGCTATGATGATTAACGAAAAGAATTTTCTTGCCGATTGGCTGCAACATTTCAATAACGTAATCTCTATTCTCTTCATATCCATAATAATCTACCATTATTGCACCTCCTTTAAGAGCAGGGCTTATTTGCCCCGCTCTATTTTAATCAAATTGAAATTTTCATAATCGATAAGAATCTCATTAGGATTAGAAACACCATTCAGATAATTTATCAATCCCCATATTGCCAAAGATGCTAAATTCATGGCAGTTGGGGCCAAAGTTTGTGTAATACCACACTCTGATACTAAAGCCTCTGTATCTGAATATATATTATTTTCATAGTATCTGACATCTGCAGGGTGCATTGGATTGATGTAAAATACCATTCCAATTTTGGCACCCATTCTTATATCTATAAAATATGCATATATTAATTTGTATTTAATTTTTTTGAAAATAAGTTCTCTTACTTCCATGCTATCCACTGCGGATATAATAATTCCACTTTCTGGAAAATTTTCTTCATCAATAAAAACTGATTTAATTGTTAAAGGCACTTCTAATTCATCTGCAACCTTTTTAATAGCAATAGTCTTAAATTTGCCCACGAAGTTTGGTAAAAAGCCTGGTTAGAAATGTTATGCTCTGCAACCTTGTCCCCATCCCAAACATGGACTGTTCTCAGTCCAAGTTTGATGAGCTGCAGGGCTGTCCAGCTACCGACAGCCCCACAGCCTATAAGATGAATGGGGGTAGTTACTCTGCTTGGGTCAATTATTTCTCTGTGTCTTGTAGTATCCAACATCAAGGTCACGCTCCCTTGATGTTGGGTACTACTAACAATAATCCGTCTGTGCTGATAGTTGAATCAAGTGTTACAGTTTGACCTGCAAATTTGATTTGACAATTTTCTGCGCTAATCCCTGCTGTCTCCAGTGCCTTAGATACTGTAACTGGACCTTCGAAAACATACTCTTCAATCTTCCCTGGCATCTTACCAATTTTTAATGTAAGCATCAAAACCAACCTCCACCTTTATTATTTTTATTTTGGTCTTACGCCCAATCCCCGTTGGGAAAGCTATAATTTTTTGTTCGATTCAATTTTGTTCGATTTCTTCGAACGACAATTATATTATATTCGAATATTTCGAACATGTCAATAGTTTTTTAAAAAATTTTTGAAGAATCTTCAACCACAAAGTTGTATATACATGATATAATGTATTCGACAAATTCGAATAATAAAGAAAGAAGGAGGTATCGGATGGCAACGTTAGGTGAAAGATTGAGGATGTTGCGTAAAGAAAAAGGTCTTACTCAGGAGGAGCTGGGCAGAATTATTGGGGTTGAAAAGTCTACTATTTCATACTATGAAAGCAACAGGTCAACTCCAAATGATGAAATCAAAGCTAAACTTGCTGACTTTTTTGGTGTATCTCTTGACTATCTTCTTGGTCGTACTGATATTCGTGAAGGAGAGAGAATTGGCGATCTTGAGGTTATTCCTGTCGGCAAATTTCTTCAAGTCCCCGTGATCGGCACAGTCAAGGCTGGTCCCAACGGTATTGCATATGAAGAGTTTTTAGGGTTTGAATTTATTGACGCTGATATGTTCAAGAATTGTGAACAATGTTTTTTCTTGCGGGTTAAAGGTGACTCAATGGAACCCGAAATCAAAGAAGGTGATTTAGCACTTATTCGGCGTCAAGCTGATGTGGAAAGTAACAGCCTGGCTGTTGTCATAGTCAACGGGGAAGAAGGAATGATTAAAAGAATCATTAAAAGACCCAATGCCATAGTGTTGCAGTCAATTAATCAAAAATATGAACCAATTGTCATTACTCCTGGTATGGAATTTAGAATTGTTGGTAAAGTAATTTCTGTTCTCAGAAAGTTTGAGTAGGAGGTGCTTAAATGAAAGCTGCTATTTATGCAAGATACAGTTCAGATTTGCAAAGAGAAGAAAGTATAGAAGCACAGCTCTTGGAATGTAGAAAATTTGCTGCCAAGCATGGAATGGTAGTTGTGAAAGAGTATGTCGATGAAGCAGTTTCGGGCCAAACAGATAACAGAGAAGCATTTCAACAAATGATAGAAGATGCACAGAAAAAAATGTTTGATGTTATTATCGTTCACAAAGTAGACAGATTTGCACGAAATAGATATGACGCTGCAGTGTATAAAGCTCTTCTGGAAAAAGACGGTGTAAAAGTTATCTATGCAGCACAACCAATAGACGACACTCCCGAAGGTTTACTTTTAGAAGGGATACTTGAATCTTTTGCTGAGTATTACAGTCGTAATCTTGCAACAGAGGTTCTCAAAGGTCTTAAACAAAATGCGCTCAAAGCTCAGTTTAATGGTGGTTTTGCACCTCTTGGCTATGACATAATAAACAAACAGTATGTTATTAATGAAAAAGAAGCTCAAATTGTAAGGGAAATTTTTAACCTTTACCTACAAGGTTATGGCTATAAAAAAATAGCAGAGATACTCAATAGCAAAGGTTACCGTAACAAACAAGGTAAACCTTTTGTTGCTAATTCAATTGGTCCTATTCTGCAAAATGAAAAGTATGCAGGAATTTATACTTTTAATAAAACTCGAAGAAAATATTATCATGGTAAAAGAAACATGAAAAGAAAAAAACCCGAATCTGAAGTAATTAGAATTGAAGATGCTATTCCTGCTATTATTTCAAAAGAGATGTTTGAAGCTGTCCAAAGAGAGATAAAAAGAAGAGCTCCTCAACGTGGAACAAGTGCTAAAGTAAGGGAATATCTTCTCAGCGGGTTAGTTTTCTGTTTGTGCGGACACAGAATGGTAGGGTATGCACAGAAAAGAACTAAAGAAAGTGAAAGATATTTTTATTATCGTTGTGAAAAATGTCAGAACAGTATCAAAGCTGAGGAGTTAGAACATCAAGCTATTGAGGTTGTTAAAAATCAAATATTTTCAGATATTGACAACTTAATAGCAAAAATAAAAGATTACATCGATAAGAAAGAAGCTAATGTTCCAAATGAACTTAGATATTTAGAAAAAGAACTCAGAAACACAGAACAGCAAATGAACAATATTGTAAATATGATTGCACAAGGAGTTGCTTCAATTCAATTAGGAAAAAAACTACAGGAACTTGAAACATATGCTGAAGGAATCAAGATACGTATTTCTGAACTTAAAAATGCCAATAAAGTTAATATAGAAGAAATTAAGAAATGGCTTTTGGAGCTAAAGCAAAAGTTCGAACAGCAAGAGAACATAAAAACAATCCTGTCACTTTTTATTGACAGGATTGTTGTAAGCAAAGATAGTGTTGATTTTTATACTGTAGTTAAAAAAAATTTGAATAATTGTGCGGGTAGAAATGGTGCCGAAGGCATGGCACATTGATGAGGTTGTAAAAAAATTCTTAGAAAACAACCCCGACGTGCGACCTGTAGGTAAGTTAGTTCCTGTACCAATCATAGGCACAGTGAGAGCTGGCTCAGATGGTAGCTTAGCATGTGAAGAGTATCTGGGAAGCGAATTAGTTGAATTAGACACAGTAAAAGATGGTGACTATTTCTTTTTGCGCGTCAAAGGTGATTCTATGTATCCAGAGATCTTTGAAGGGGATTTAGTGCTTGTTAGAAAACAACCTGACGTTGAGTCTGGAGAATTGGCTGTCGTGATTGTCAATGGTGATGAAGGCGTTGTGAAAAAGGTAATCAAAAAAGAAAACGCTATTGTGCTGCAATCTCTTAATCCTAAATATGAGCCTATTGTAATTACTGAGGGACAGGATTTTATGATTGTTGGAAAGGTTAAAAGAGTGGTTAGAATTTATTAGAGAGAAGGGAGCTGATAAAATGGCTCGCTATGAGCAAACCTTTTTCAATGATTATCTTATGAAAACCGTAACAATAAAAGCCGATTCATATTGGGAATTTGAACTTAAAAAACGACAACTTCTTGCAAAATGGGAATATGAAGAAGCTAAAAAAAAGGAAAGAGAAAGGATACAGAGTATAAAGTTAGCTGAAAAAGAGGAAAAAGAGTATCTCAAAAATGAAGCTCTTAGAATGACTAAGGAAGCACAAAAAGAAATTGAAGATTATAACAATTTGCTCAAATATACATTAGCGGTTGATGATAAACTTGATTGGAACACTCAATATAAAAAATTTTCATATCCTCCTTTTCAAACAAACCTAAAAGAACCCAAGTTAGAAGATTATTATAAACAATACCATGTTCCTAAAAAATCTTTTTTAGAAAAGATTTTTCATTTTCTTCGAGAAGCAAGAGAAAATCAAGAAGCAAAAGCTATCCAAGCCTACAATTCTGCATTAGAAGATTATAAAAAGAAGTTAGAAGAAGAACAGAAACTATACTATGAAAAGAAACGACAGCATGAGAAGGAAATAGAAGAATATAATAAATCCATTACTGAATGGAAGAATGCTTATGAAAATGGTGAAAAAGAAGCAGTAGAAAAATATGTTAAGGTTGTTTTAGAAAACTCGAAATATCCTCCAAGTTTTAACAAAGATTATGAAGTCCAATATGATGATAAAGCGAAAATTCTCATTATTTCTTATAATCTGCCAAATCCTGACCAAGTCCCCAAGATAGTTGAATATAAGTTTGTTCAATCTACAAAATCTATAAAACCTGTAGAAATGAAGAAAAAAGAATTTGATATTTACTATGAGAATATTATTTTTCAAATTACATTAAGAACTATTCATGAAATATTCGAATCTGATTACGCTAAAACAATTGAGTCGGTAGTATTCAATGGATGGGTTACTGCTATTGACAAAGCAACAGGTAATGAGTTTACATCATGCATTATTTCTTTGCACACTAATAGAGAGGACTTTCTTAAAATTAATCTTGGAAAAGTTGACTATAAAGAATGCATCAGAAATTTGAAAGGCCTATTTGCTGGAGCTCTTGTTAATTTGCCACCTGTAAAGCCGATTCTTGACATTAATAAAGATGATAAACGTTTTGTAGAATCTAAAGACGTTTTAGCAGAAATAAATTCTATTGACAACTTAGCAACTATGGACTGGGAAGATTTTGAACACCTTGTAAGACAATTATTTGAAAAAATGTTTAGTGAAAATGGCGCTGAAGTTAAGGTAACACGAGCAAGTCGCGACGGAGGAGTGGATGCTATTGTGTTTGACCCTGATCCTATAAAAGGAGGAAAATTTGTTATTCAAGCTAAAAGATACAACAATGTTGTACCAGTTTCTGCAGTTCGTGATTTATATGGCACAGTAATAAATGAAGGTGCAACAAAAGGTATATTAGTAACAACAAGCTATTTTGGAAGTGATTCTATTGAATTCGCTAAAGATAAGCCTTTGACACTTATAGATGGTTCTAACCTTGTATATTTGTTTCAGAAATATGGTTATAATGTACGAATCTCGTTGAACAAATAGCTTAGTTACATTAAAGCAGGGCTGCAAGGTGTTGCGGCATATATGAAAAATATTGAAGGAGGGAAATTGTATTTGAATGAGGAAAGCTATTTAATTGAAAGATTAGATGACCAAATAAATTGGTATGACAGGAAAAGTCAATATAATCAAAAATGGTTTAAAAGACTCAAAAAAGTAGAAATGATTTTTTCTGCTGCTATTCCAATAGCAGTATCATTTATGGAAGGTCCTTTATTTTTAAAAATATTCATTGCAACGGCAGGNGGAATCATCTCAATTGCTACAGCTACTCATGGCATTTATAACTTTCAAGAAAATTGGATTGAATATAGAAATACCTGTGAAACATTAAAACATGAAAAATATTTGTATTTAACAAAAACAGGGATATACGCTGAGGCAGAAGACCCTTTCAGGTTATTAGTGGAAAGATGTGAAAGTATAATATCTCACGAAAACATTAACTGGGCACAAATACAAATGAAACAACTTAAGAATCAAAAGGAGAAAAATTGAACATTTCTATTCTTCAACAGGCTCATATGTTTTTTCAAAAATATCGGGCTTACATGGATATTGTTCCCCGTTTACCCCAGTAATAATCCAATCTCCTGGCGAAGCTTTTAGTGGTCCTTCTAATGTTTCTATAATGATTTCTTTATCGGTTTGATATGCTTCTATAATAATTGGCTTTTTCCTGAATTTCTTTTTTTCAACCATAAAAATACCCCCTATTAGTTTCTTCAATTATTTAAATTATACCATAATTAAAGAAAGGAGAGAATATAAATGCCTGAACTAAAAACTTACGATTTGTTTATTAGCCATGCGTGGAGATATAATGAGGACTATTACAGATTAGTAGATATGCTTAACAAGGCTCCAAATTTCAAATGGAGAAACTACTCTGTTCCCGAACATGACCCTGTATTAGACCCAGATGATCCTGAAGACGAAGAAACTCTCACAGAAGCTCTTCGCAGACAAATTAAACCTGTAAATTGTGTTTTAATTTTATGTGGTATGTATGTTGCTTATAGTAAGTGGATACAAAAAGAGATAGATATAGCAGTAGAATACGGTAAACCCATCATTGGTATAAAACCATGGGGACAAGAGAAAATTCCACAAGCTGTTTCTAAAGTAGCAAAAGAAATAGTAGGATGGAATACTGATTCCATAGTAAGCGCGATAAGGAAGCACTCAATATAGTGTAAAATGCCACGAGTAGTTTTTAAGACTATAAATAATGGAGGAATTGTAAAATGAAAATTATCAGTAACAGAGAATATCAAATATTAACGGAACTATGTAAAAGTTATGAAGAAGCTAATGAATATTTGAAAAAGGAAAATGAAAAAATTTGTAATAAATTAAACCAATATAAAAAATTAGTTGAAAAATTAAAAGATATGATTGATAAAGAAAAAGGAAATTTCGAACTATTAGGAATCGAAAACGACAAAGATGATAACTTTGTTATTGTATGGAGAAACAGAAATAAAGCTTTTGATGTTTATGTGACAAGTCCTCTCTTAGATAGCGAAACGAAATTACTTGCAACTTTAAAAGAAGAGTCACATGTCTTTATTGAAGATATTCAACCAAGTAAATCAATTAATTTAGGACATGGTTCTATTGCCATGAAATACTTCTTAGAAAAGTGCAGAAAAGAAAAAATTCAAATAATTACTGGAAGAATTAGTGATGTTGATTTTGACCACATTGATAGATTAAAACATTTTTATGAAAAGCATAATTTTGTAGTGAAAATCAACATAGCTGATAAATGGGGAAGTATTTATCTCAAGTTAGATACTTAAGATTCTCTAAGGAGGCTTGAAAATGCGCGGGCATATCCGCAAGCGTGGGAATAGCTACAGCGTGGTAGTATATGTTGGAAGAGATGAAGCAACAGGGAAGAAAAAATACAAATGGTACAGTGGATTCAAAACAAAAAAAGAAGCTGAAAAAGCACTTGCTGAGCTTGTGAATCAGATAGAAAAGAAAGAATTTGTAGAAGAAAAGAAAATAACTCTTGGAGAATTTATAAATGAGTGGTTTGAGATACACTGTAGTAAACTTACTCCAAAGACAAAAGACTCATATGCAAAGATGATTAATGCTTATATTTTGCCATACCTTGCTGATATAGAATTAGCTAATCTTAAACCTCTCACTATTGCTAAATTTTATAATGCTTTGAAAGAAAAAAATATTTCTAACACGACATTGAATTATGTCCATAGGTTGTTAAGAGAAATTTACAACTTTGCTGTCAAATGGCAATATATAAGCAAAAGCCCTTTTGAAAATGTAGAAGCTCCAAAAAAAGATAAGAAAGAAATGAAAGTATGGACACTTGAAGAAGTAAAAAAAGCTGAAATTCTTTTCAAAGATACACCAATCTATTTGCATGTGATGTTAGCGCTTTACACTGGCATGCGTTTAGGGGAAGTATGTGGTTTAAAATGGGATGATATAGATTTTAAAAACAAACTGTGTGCAGTTAGAAGAGTGGCAGAAAATATAAAAGGTGGATTGGTTATTAAAGATAAGCCAAAAACAGACAAAAGCTTGAGAATTATTACGTTAACAGAGAATCTTGTAGAACTGCTGAAAGAAGAAAAACTAAAACAAAAAGAAAACAGGCTAAAAGCTGGTCCTAATTACAATTCTCAGTATGAAGGGTTTATAAGCGTTTGGGAAGATGGAAGATTTAAAACACCAGAATATGTTAGCAAGAAGTTTGGGAAAATTCTGTCAAGACAAAATGAAATAAAAAAGATACGTTTTCACGATTTAAGACATACACATGCTACATTATTGCTACAATCTGGTGTAAACATGAAGGTTATATCAGACAGGCTTGGTCACTCGCAAATCTCAATCACGATGGATTTATACTCACATGTAAACTTAGATATGCAAAGAGAAGCAATTGAGAAGTTAGAGCAAAGATTAGCAAAAGATTAGCAATGGGCAACTAACCTATATCGAAAAGCTTGAGTTTACAAGGATTTAACAAAATGATCAGTTCTATTCGTAATCGACCGGTCGGGGGTTCGAATCCCCCATGGAGCTCCAATAAAAACAAGGGGTTTGGGGATAGGTAAAATTTTAGGGTAACTACTCCATTATCTCAGGAGTGGTTACCCTTTGTTTTTATATCCTCGAATAAGCTGTTTAATTTCATTGCAGCAGCTTTCTTTATCTCAGGCATAACATGAGAATAGATA